TGGTATGGCAAAAAGGTTTTATTGATATTGGTTCTGTAGATATTGGTTCAGCTTGTTATGTTGCTCGATATTGTGATAAAAAGAGAAGATTAACTACTACTCAAAAGAAAGAATTGATTGATAAAGGTATTGTTCCTGAATTTAGTTCCATGTCTAGACGTCCCGGTATTGGTGCATGTTATAAGAATGAAGCTTATGATAGATTTATTAATGGTCAATATTATGATCTTGTTAAAGGTAAACAATTTAAGTTTCCTTTGTATTATACTAAAAAGTTTAAAGAGATTCTTAAAGATACGCCAGAGCTTGAAAGATATGAAAATCAAGCTAGACAATCGGCTTCTATTACAATTGCTAATCAATTAGAATTAAGTGATTTTATTGATCTAGAATCTTATAATCGTGATAGTGATATATCAAGAAGTAAAAGAGGGTTATAACCCTCTATTACTTAAATACTTTTGTTGTCAGTCTTGACAACTGACTACATTTATAATTATAATATACTTAAGTATATAGAAAGAGGTGTTTTTATGATTTTACATGATGTATTAATGTTAATTGCTGATTGTTCTACTTTAATTAATTTAACTGATAAGAATGGAAGAACAATTTATTATAAAAAGAAAAATGAATTTAATGATGAATTTTCAGTTGTTGATGTTAATTTTATTGATGTTTATTTTGATATTTTTAATGATTCAGTAGCTTTAGAAATTAATATTAATAAAGAGGTTGTTGCTGATGGAAAATAAATATATAGAAAAATTTAAAAATAATTTATCTAAAAGAGATAGAGATGAATTAGCTAAAAAATGTTTTATTTATGATAAGTATTTTGAAATGTTAAAAAAATATATTAGATTTAAAGCTGTTGAATTTGAAGATATACATACAGGTTATAAAAAAGCTATTGATATATATAAAAATAAACTTTATCAAGTAAATGCTATATGTTATACTTTAAGAATGGTTTATGCTGATAATAAATATTATGATTTAGCTTCAAGAGATTTATTCTCATGGTCTATTGAGCTTATAGGTTCAGGACTTCGAGATTATTTAGAATATGAATACAAAGATTTGTTTAAAGGAGATGATGACAAAATTTAACCTAAATGGTAAAATAGCATAAAGGAGGTGTTCTTTATGCGTAAAAGAGTTAATCGAAAAGTCGATAGAAAAATATTTAAAAGAACGGCTACTCGTACTCGTCGTGCTAACCTAGTAGCCGGTTCTATGCGTGGAGGTATTAGGTTATAATGACAAATTTAAGATTTTATGCTTTAAAAGATACTAAAACAGGTATTATTTCAATGTTTGCTACTGCTGTATCTGATGAATTTGCACTTCGTTTTTATACTGATTCAATTAATCAAATTTATGATGGTATTAAAAAGAAAGATGATAGAATTAAGTTTTTAAATAGTGTTCATCATTCGCATTTAGTTCGTTTAGCTGATATTGATTGTGCTAAGCCTGAGATAGTTCAAAATTTGGCTTTTATTGCTGATTTTAATGATTTAGTATTAAATAGTCAAATAATTAATAAAAATGAAAAAAAGGAGAAATAAATGTTTTTATGGAAGTTGTTAATAAAGATACTGGAGAAATCCAGCAATTAAAATTTAATACTATTTATGGTGGTATTGTAAAGACTGCTGAAGATTGCAGTGATCCTTATCAAAAGAGATATAAGGAGATTCCACCTTATGCAGTTGATACTGAGACAAAAAATATTATTAATAAAAAGAGTGTTCCTGTTCTTGTTGAGGACGAACCTTTTAATATTGATGAGTATATTCAATCATTTAAAGATGAATGTGATATTTATACTATTTTAGAAAAATTTGCTTTAACTGGTTGTACTGATACTTCTCTTATTAATAAAGGTGTTATGTCATTTGGTGATATATCAGAACTTCCTGATAATATGAATGATATGAATGAATATTTTGATAATTTAAATAAGAAGTTAGCTGAATTTAATGAAGATACAGCTAAACAAATTTTAGATGAAAATGTTTCAGTTGATAAAATTCAAGCTGATTTAACTGAAAAGATTTCTAAAGCTGCAGAAGCTGCTGCAGCAAAAGAGAAAGTTGAGGTAAAAGAATAATGAGTTATTTAGAATCTTTAAATAGATTTGCACAAAGTCCAGTAGGTTTAGATATTGGTCGTTCAAAATTTAATATGCCTTATAAGCATAAGACTACATTTACTTCAGGTATGTTAATACCTTTAATGTGGAAAGAAGTTCTCCCCGGTGATACATTTAAATGTGATCTTTCAGCTGTTATTCGTTCTATTACTCCAGTTGTGCCTGTTATGGATGATTCTTTCTTTGATATTTATTATTTCTTTGTTCCTAATAGATTAGCTTGTAGACATCCAAATGATTGGGCTGCTGTTTGTGGTGAAAATTTTTCAGGTCCTTGGGCTCAAAATACAGAAGCTACTTTAGAGACTACTGGTAATTTTGCTACTATTTCTAGTATTGTTGAAGATTCTGATTCTGATGCAACTGTTTATCCTTATTCTTTAGCTAATTATTTAGGTATTAGACAGCAAGATTATTCTGGTTTTACTGGTAAGATTAATTCATTGCCTTTTGTTGCTTATCATAAAATTTGGAATGAATGGTTCCGTGATCAGAATGTTGAAAATCCTTTAGATGTTGAAAGTTTATTTACTGGTAATACTTTAAATGTTTTAAGACGTGTTAATAAATTTCATGATTATTTTACTTCATGTCTTCCAGCCCCTCAAAAAGGAGCTTCAGTTTCATTACCTTTAGGAACTTTTGCTCCTGTTATTACTTTAGATACTACTCATTCAGTTAAAGCTGGTTCTTCAGCTGGTACTTCTACTTATGCTTTAAGTTGGGCTAATGGTAAAGGTGAACAAATTTCTTCAGCTGTTGGTATTCAGGCTAACTCTAGTGGTAAGACTTTATCTCAAAATGTTGGTACTTCTTCTGGTACATATTTACAGCCTAATAATTTATATACTGATCTTGCTAATGCTACTGCAGCTTCTATTAATGCTATTAGATTAGCTTTTGCTCTTCAAAGATTCCAAGAAAAGCAAGGTCTTGGTGGTTCTAGATATAGAGAGACTTTAAAATCTTTCTTTGGTGTTTCTATTCCTGATTATACTGTGCAAGTACCTGAATATTTAGGTGGCAAGAGAGTTCCTTTAAATATTACTCAAGTTCTTCAAACTTCTTCAACTGATTCAGTATCTCCATTAGGTTCTACTGGTGCTTTTTCTAATACTGGTTTTTCTGATAATGGTTTTACAAAATCATTTAATGAATATGGTATTTTAATGGCTGTTGGTTGTGTTAGAACTATGCAATCTTATTCTCAAGGTATTTCAAAAGCATTTACTAGAAATAGAAGATTTGATTTCTATTGGCCTACATTTGCTAATTTAGGTGAACAGCCTGTTTATAAATATGAATTGTTTGCTAATTCAACAACTTTTGTTCCTAATGATACAGCTTCTGTATTTGGTTATCAAGAGGCTTGGGCTGATTATAGATATTCACCAATTCAGGTATCTGGTTATTTTGCTCCTGACGCAAACGATACTACTTTAACAGCATGGACTTATACTAATAAATTTAGTGCTGCTCCTGTTTTAAATGCTGCATTTATTAATCAAAATTCTACTCAAGTTGGAGATACTCTTGTTGTTTCTTCTTCTAATTATCAATATATTGGTGATTTCCAATTTAATATTGTAGCTACTCGTCCAATGCCTTTATTTAGCATTCCGGGTTTAATTGATCATCATTAATTTGTGAGGTGATTTTATGGCTTTAGCTACTTTAGCTTTATTGGCTTTAGCTGGTATGATTGGTGCAGTTACTTCTGCAACAGTTGTGCCTCGTTCTCAAACTCAACAGCAAGAATATGAAAGTCAAGAAGCTGCTTTAAATAGACAATTTCAATCTACTGAAGCTGAGACTGCAAGAGCTTTCAATGCTTCAGAAGCTGAAAAGCAAAGAAGTTTTGAAGAAGAAATGAGTTCTACTCAATATCAAAGAGCTGTTCAAGATTTAAAGGCTGCTGGTTATAATCCTGCTTCTCTTGGTCTTGGTTTAAATGGTGCTTCAACTCCTGTTGGTTCAGCTGCTTCACAAGGTTATATTTCTTCAGGTGCTATGGGACATTCTAATATAGCTAATACAAGTTATTTTAGTAATATGTTTGCAAGTGCTGCTACAGCTGCTATTGCAAAAGATAGAAATTTTATGAATAAGACTATAGCTGAAATGTATGCTAATAATTCTAGACAAATGAATGAAGCTACTAATGCTACTAAGAGAGCTCTTGCTGCTCATAAGAGAATTATTAAATATAATGATAAGAATACAGTTGTTGCTGATTATGGTCCTGATGAATTTGACGCTTTTAAAGCTATGATTGGTAGATGAAAATAAATGATTTGTAGTCAGTCAACCGTTTTTCTCTCTTGTTTAATATAGGTTGACTGACTACATTAAAATAAAAAAGAGGTGATACAAATTGTGTTTACAAAATGCTTTCTATCCTCTTTGTTATTTGAATAATGGTAAAAGAAAAGTCATGTTCAATTATGGTGTTAAAGTAATTGATAGAAATTCTTTTGAAGATATGATTCGTACTTCACATGAATTTAATTTAGCTAAAATTGGTTTATCTTCTTATCAAAATTTAAATAAGTTATTTATAAAGGAAGATATTGAAAGGATTGATAAAATGATTCAAGTTCCTTGTGGTTGTTGTCGTGAGTGTCTTGCTGATAATTCTAAACAATGGGCTTTTAGGATTATGAAAGAAGCTGCACAATACGAAAATAATTATTTTATTACTATTACTTATAATGATGATAATTTGCCAAGTGATAGAATGTTAGATACTGATTTTTTTACTGATTTTAATAAAAAGTTAAAAACTTATCTTAAAAGAAAAGGTTTAAAAAGTGATTTTAGGTTCTATGGTGTTGGTGAGTATGGTTCTAAAACTGCTCGTCCTCATTATCATTGTATTTATTTTAATTTAGATTTACAGGATCTTAAATTTGAATATATTGATTCTAATCATAATTTACATTTTAGCTCACCTTTATTAGAACAGGTATGGCAAAAAGGTTTTATTGATATTGGTTCTGTAGATATTGGTTCAGCTTGTTATGTTGCTCGATATTGTGATAAAAAGAGAAGATTAACTACTACTCAAAAGAAAGA